GATTCATAGACAGAAATCTATGAACCATGAAGTTTGAGAATGTTTTTTTATCAGCATCACTCAACTTTTCCCAATAGTTTGGGTCTTGATACTGAGTAATTGCTTTTAAGTGGTCAAATAATGTCTTTGGTTTATTACTCATCTAAAGCTTGAAGTTCTTTTGGATAAAGAGCTTTATTAACTTCACCACAATCTCCACAAAGAAATACATCAATTGGAATAATCATATCTTGTGGTGCACCAGTTAGTAACTTTGATATAGTTCTAAATCGTGTACCTGATATAAAAGTATCATGACCACAATCTTCACACAACATAGGTTTGGATTGTGAAACATCTACTTGTGGTTGGGTCTGTTGTTGTTGGCCTGTAAAATCGTGTATCTTTGCCATATTTAATCTTCTATCAAGGTGTATTCATTATCATCTGACAATGGTTTATCAGTAACGAAGTCCATTTCATCTTCTACATCATCACCATATTCATCCCAAAAAGCGTCTTCATCTTCTTTATATAGTTTAAGTTGCTCATCGGTTAATGGTGCCTCATACCAAATGTATGTTATAGAGGTAGTTAGTTTTTGTAATTTTGCCATTTTATTTTGATATTATTTGTAGTATTTGTATTATAGTTGCCATAAAAGTTATTTCTTTATCAACAACTAAGGCATCTTTGTGAGTTCCTTCTGCCAAAGTGAGTATAACATTAGATGTACTACCTTTAGCAAACTCATCTACTTTTTCATAGAGAAAAGAATAAATCTCTGTAAAGTCTTGTATCTTAAAGTCAGCCACAGTTTGTCTGATATTCATATACTTGTTTCTACTATCGTCTTTGGAACAAAGTATTTCTAATATTTTTGATTTTATATCAGAACCAATCACCGTTTGAACATCAACTTTTAGTATTCCTTTTGACGAGTTTAACTGACAAGTATTTATTATTTTTCTAATATCAGGATATGCACTATCAATTATTGGAACTAAATCTCTTGGTTCAAAAGATACTCCTTCTTTACCTAAGATTTGTGATATTTGAACTGCCACATCCTTTTTTGTTGGTGGAACAATCTGAAATGTTTGACATCTACTTTGTATTGGGTCTATAACTTTTTCAACATAATTACAAGTTAAGATAAACCTACAATGTTTAGAGAAAGTTTCCATTAGGTTTCTTAGAATAGCTTGAGCGTTTGGTGTCATATAATCAAACTCATCAAGTATTACTATTTTTAAATCTTTGAAACCAACAGTTGATACAAAACTTTTTACTTTGTTTCTTACCGTATCTACATTATTTTCATCGGAAGCGTTGATGATAATATGGTCACAGTTTATAGAATTAACTATTAGTTTTGCTAATGTGGTTTTACCTGTACCTGCTTTACCAAAAAATAGAAGATGTGGAACATCACCTGTTTCCAAGTAGTTACCAACTTTTTCTTTTAAGTGTTCATTACCAACATATTCAGATAATTGAGTTGGTCTGTATTTTTCACACCAAAGTGAATTGTCCGTGGTGGATGTGGTTGTGTCTTCAAAAAATGCCATATATAAAGATAAGAACTATTATATTAAAAGTCAAGATTTATTTGGTTCTCTGTATTCGGAATCCCATTGTTTCCTAAACTCAATATCTTCTTCTAATTTTTTATCAAACTCTTCTCTTGTCATTATGTATTCAAAAGACCAACTTAGTTGTCTTTTGTAATGTTCATAATTATGGTCTTCAATAGTATATTCTTCAACTTCACTACCTAAAAATACAGTCATTTACAAAACTCCTATTTGTGTTTATTAACCGTATATAAATAGATAAAGATATTTTTTTGTTATAATAATCTATGTGGTTTTCCTTCTGTTAAACCTGCATTAGTAACTAACACCATTTCTGATTTTCTTTGGTATTCTGATATGTTATGAGAACCAGAATAAGAAAGAGCGGATCTAACACCATCGTTTAATCTGTGTATAACGTATTTAACTCCACCCTTAAATGGTATAACGGTACTCTCTCCTTCAACATTTCTTTCTTCTTGTCCGTGAGTAACTTTAGTTTCCAATGAAGCAGAACCTCGGTATCTTTTGTATAAGTGATTTCCTTTCTCAATAACTTCACCAGGTGTTTCTTGAGTACCAGCTAAAAGAGAACCTAACATTACACAATCCGCACCAGCAGAAAGAGCTTTTGCTATATCTCCACTTGAACGGATACCACCATCGGCCATAACGGGTACATCAAATAAATTTGCTTTCTTACATACTTCTATTATAGAAGTTATATTTGGAACACCATGACCTGTTTGTACTCGTGTAGTACATAAACTACCACCACCGATACCAACTCTCAGTCCATCAGCTCCCCATTGCATCAGGTCAAATGCGGCTTCTTTAGTAGCAATGTTACCGGCAATAATATCAAAGTGAGTAATTGATTCTTCTTCTCTATACTGTTTGAGCCTGTAAATAAGGTCTCTCACATTCTGATGATGGCCATGTGCTACATCAATAACAAGAACATTACAGTTTGATTCTATAAGTTTTCTACTTCTTCCATATCCTTCGTCACCAACACCGACTGCAGCCATTATTGGTTTTGGGGTATCACCCCAAACTGCAGTTATATCTCCACCCTTATCTTCATATAAGTAACCTTGAAGTTCCAATACTGCATTACATTGTTCTTCTATAGACATAAATCTATGAATACAACCAACTCCACCCATAGATGCCAGTTTCTTTGCCATCTCTAATCCACAAATAGTGTCCATAGGGGCAGCTACATAAGGTACTTTAAGGTTAAAGTTTCTTGATAGTCTTGTTTCTAATTGAATATGACTTCTACTTTGAATGTCACTATACTTTGGTACTAATTGTACATCATCATAGGTATATGTTTCTTTAAGCTTCATAATTAAAAAACTCTTTTGATTTAGTTTCTATGTTTTGTAATGTTTGTAATTTTTGTATTCTTTGTAAAGATATTTTATGGTAGTTTTTAGATAACTCAAACCCAATATAATTTCTACCGAGTTTCATCGCTGATATAGCAGTTGTTCCACTACCACTAAAACAATCTAACACTACATCATCTTTGTAAGTGAAAATCTTGATTGCTTTACTTGGTATATCTTCTGAGAAAGTTGCAGTAGTTAATGAACGAGTATCACCAAAATAATCCCATTCACCAAAAACCAACTTCATAAACTCATCTTTATCTTCTTGTTTATAAACTTTTTTCTTTTTTCCCAAAACCTCAACTTCGTCATATTCCCATTGAGATTCTCCTTTTTCTAACTTTACAGATGATTCTTTATATCCTAATACAACACACTCTTTTACATTACAAACATGAGGACCAGATGCAGACATCCAACTTCCCCAAGCAGTTGTTTTTGACCTATGAGTTGCGGGTTCTACTAAATCGACTACACCAAAAAAGTTAAAACCAACCTTTTTCATTACCTGATAAAAGTCAGATACAAAAAATAACCTTCCTCCTCTTTCTTGTATATTAGTTTCGTATGGAATGTTAATGGCAATTCTACCATCTGGCTTAAGAGTTCTTAAACATTCCCTTAACCACTTTTCACACCAACTAAAATAATCATCAAGTGATAATTTATCATCCCAACTATCGTAATCTATACCAACATTATATGGTGGAGATGTAACTATCAAATCTATAAAGTTGTCTGGTGTTTTCTTGAACATATCTAATATGTCCCCATTATATATTTTATTTACTTCCATTCAAAAAACTTTTTAGAGTTTTCATTTTGGTTTATTCTTTTTTGACAAACTTCGTAATACTCTTCTGATAATTCACTACCAACAAAGTTTCTATTTAAGTCAATCGCAACTTTAGCAGTTGTTCCACTTCCCATAAAAGGGTCATAGACTGAATCTTTTGGTTTAGTAAATAACTTAATAAAAAACTCGGGTAACTTTTCAGGATATGCAGCTGAATGTGATTTACTACTTGTTTCAGGTGCTAAGTGTAATACATTATTAGGTAAAACCATTTCTTTATTGACTAAGTTT